CTTTGCTGTGACTTTCTCTGTGCCTTCCATTACGGGAAAGACCCTCGGAACCAACGGGAACGACTACAGCAACATCAACTTCTGGACCTCCGCAGGCAGCGACTACAACGCCCGCACCAACTCCCTCGGCCTGCAAACCATCGGCGTTGACCTCTGGGGCATCCACATCAAGCAAGGCACCCACACGACCTCTGCCGTGGACCTCTATCGCCAGCCTGAACTGGGGCCGGAGTTGGCTCGGTGTCAGCGGTATTATGAGCGTTTTGGACCAAACACATACATTGGAATTGGGATGGCTTGGGAGACAAACGCTGCGCGGGCTGTAGTAAACTATACTCCCAAAAGGGGAACCCCTACCTTTACTTCCAATGAGGTGGTTGTTTACAAGGCCACATCAAGTGGCGTGATTATGACTTCACCTAGTTTCGACCTGCCTAAGTCAACCACTGTTCTTATTTATGGGTCAGCTTCAATGTCTGCAACAGCAGGACAAGCAATTCAGGTTCTAACGAACAACCCGTCAGGATTTCTTGCAGTGGACGCGGAGCTATGACCATGAACACCATGACCATCACCTCAGCCCAGTACGTCAACAGCCCCATCACGGGCCAACCGGGCAGCATCAAGGCCACCATCGACGGCACTGAGTGGTCCGTCCCCTTGGCACCGGGGAATAGACATTACGAGGCCATTATGGCTGCTGTAGAGGCCGGGACGCTCGTTATCCAAGAGGCTGAATAATGCCCCTAGTCCCGCTCGCCATTCCGCCGGGTGTCTACCGCAACGGGACCGACTACCAATCGTCGGGCCGCTGGCGTGATGCCAGCCTCATCCGTTGGTCGGAAGGCACAATGCAGCCGATTGGCGGGTGGGCCGCTCGGGCAACAGTCCAAGCCAACAAGAAAGTGCGCGGTGCCATCGCATGGCGCGAAAACGACGGCACGCGCTGGATCGCAGCCGGGACATACGAAAAGCTGTTTGTCGTGTCGCCCACGGCTACAGTTGACATCACACCGGCCAGCTTCACCGCAGGCCAAGAGAGCGCCACGCAGAACCTCGGCTTCGGCGGCGGCTTTTACGGTGACTATCTCTACGGTGTTCGCCGCCAAGACCAAGGTTCCTACGACGAGGCCACCTCTTGGAGCCTCGACACATGGGGCGAATATCTGGTCGCCTGCTCCGACTCTGACGGCAAAATCTACGAATGGCAGCTTGATGTCGCCGCCGACGCGCTTGTCATCACCAACGCGCCGACCAACAACCTCGGCATCGTGGTGACCGAGGAGCGTTTCCTGTTCGCCCTCGGCGCTGGCGGGGATGTTCGCAAGGTTCAGTGGTGCGACCGCGAGGACAACACGGTCTGGACGCCTGCGGCCACGAACGAGGCGGGCGATCTTGAATTGCAGACCTCGGGCCAGATCATGCTGGGCATCAAGGGGCGCGGGCAAACGCTGATCCTCACCGATCTGGACGCACACGCGGCAACCTATCAAGGCCCACCCTTCGTTTACGGCTTCGAGCGTGTCGGATCGGCCTGCGGTGCGATCTCGCGGCACTGCGCTGCGACGGTTGACCGTGGCGTGTTCTGGATGGGCAGCCGTGGCTTCTTTGCCTTTGCCGGTGGTCAGGTGCAGGACGTGCCTTGCGACGTGTCGGACTACATTTTCAACAACATCAGCGCCTCGCAAAAAAGCAAAATCCACGCCGTCACCAACGCCAAATTCAATGAAATCTGGTGGTTCTACCCGTCTGGTCCGGGCGAGGAATGCGACAGCTATGTCGTTTTCAACTACGAAGAAAACCACTGGAACATTGGCACGCTGGCCCGCACGTCTGGCATTGATGCCGGTGTGTTCAACACGCCGATTTGGTTCGGGTCAAACGGCATCGCCTACAACCACGAAAGCGGCTTCAACCTGAGCAGTGAGACGGTGTTTGCCGAGAGCGGCCCGTTTGAAATCGGGGCTGGCGACACGACGATGATGGCGTCTATGCTGATCCCAGACGAAAAGACGCAAGGTCAGGTCTCGGTGACGTTCAAAGCGCGGTTTTATCCCAACGACACTGAGCGGTCTTATGGCCCCTACAGCATGGCCGCGCCGACCGATGTTCGCTTTACCGGGCGTCAGGTTGCGATGCGGGTGACGGGCGCGGCCAATGATAGCTGGCGCTGGGGTGTTCCGCGCATTGACGCCATCCCCGGAGGCCGCCGTTGAGGTTTGGCATCCCACCTATCGGGCAGGACTTCCGCCTTTGGGGCGAGGATTTGCGCCGTTTTCTGGCCCGGTTCTGGGATAACGTCAGCTTCAAGGTTGACGGTGCCACACCGACATCCAACGGCATTCTGCTGTGGGACGACGTGAACGGCTACCCGGTCATCTCGAAGAATAACGAGTGGCGGCAGATCGTGCTGGGCGATGGACACGCCATTTTCGCTCAGGATGCGACCATCACGGCGGCGTCGGCTGACACGGCCTACGCGATCCAGTTCGACACGCCGTCTCTGGCTTCCGACATTGCACTGGACCCGACGAACACTACGCGCATTGTGTTTTCTGAAAGTGGCCTGTACCGCATCTCGTTCACGGCGCAGATCACTTCGTCTTCGGGCAGCACACTGGAGTTTCGGTTCTGGCCCCGCATCAACGGGACCGACATCACGGGAAGCACGATGGTGGCCAGCCTGCACAACAACGGCGCGACCATCGTCGTGTCCCGCGACTCGATTTTCCAGTTTGCGGCCAATGATTACCTCGAAGCCATGTGGGCGACGACCAGCACAAGCGGCTCGCTGTTGGCTCACACCGCGACTGCCTACGCGCCCGCGTCGCCCTCGGCTACAATGGCCATCAGCCGGGTGCAGGCATGACGCTCTTGGAGCATTGCCGCAAGTGGATTGAAGACGCCTTGGAATACAGCGGCGGATCGCACGATTTCCAAGACGTTGTGGACGGAATTTTGGCTGGCCGGATGCAGTTGTGGCCTGCTGAAAAGGGGTGCGCTGTCACTGAGATTGTGCTATACCCTAAGAAAAGTGTCCTGCACGTTTTTTTAGCCGGTGGTGAGATGGAAACAATCGTCAACATGATTGATTCCGCCGTGGCTTGGGGAAAGACACAGGGCTGCACTTCAATGACAATCGCTGGGCGACGTGGCTGGGAGCGAGTTCTTGCGAAGCACGGATACAGGCCAGTGATGACGGTGTTGGAAAGGGACTTTGAATGAGCGGTGGCGGCAAGGGTGGCAAGTCCACCACGGAAGTCAAAATCCCAGAATGGCTTGAGGCTGCCGCGCGCAGCAACATCGGGCGTGCCGAGGACGTGGCTGGCCTTGGGTACACGCCATATTACGGCCCAGATGTTGCCGCAATGACGCCCATGCAGACGGCGGCTGGCCAAGGCATCAACACGGCGGCGGGCGCGTTTGGCCTCGGGACCACCGATCTGTCGATGGGTATGCCTGCGCCTCAGACCTTCGCTGGCGGCGTGCAGGGCTACTCGTCCGGCGGTCTTTACGATCAGTCTCTGGCTGAATTGCAGCGCCGCGCACCGGGCCAATACAACGCCATCACCGGCATGTTCATCAATCCGCAGACGGGGGCCGCTCCTCTCAGCTTTGGGTCGTCTGTTCCGGCCATGCCGCCTATGGCAGCCGCGCCTGTAACCTATCCCCAGCCTGCGCCTGTCGTTGACCGTGGCGGCTCTGATCGCGCGCCTTTGGCGTTTGGTGGCGGTGGTACGTCTGCTGGTGCTGGTCGCAGCACTACGTCAATGGCAACGCCCGCGTCCTACATGCCGGGCGGCATTAACACCAACAACCCAAACAGCGTAGCAAACCGCGTGGCTGCCGCCTTGAGCGGCCCACAGCGCGCTCCTACTCAAGCGGATCGGCCAGTGGCTCGCCCTGCTGGCATTTCGCCTGCGAAAGGCACCAGCAAAGGCGACAACAAAAGCGGCAGCAAGGGCGGAGCCTCTAGCAGCGGCGGCAACAAAGGTGGCGGGTCGCGCGGCGGCAGCTCAGGACGGAGATAATCATGGCAGGCGGCGCAAACCCCCAAAACGTGCAGGCCCCCAACTTCGGCGGCAACGTGTTTCAGCAATCTCAGCAGGCGCTGACCGGCGCTTTGCAAGGCACGACGGCGGCTGGCATGAACATGCCCGACATCTCGGCCTTCCAAAACCCCTACAACCAGCAAGTCATCGACACCACGATGGCCGATCTGGAACGCCAGCGCCTGATGCAGCAAAACCAGCTTGGCGCTCAGGCCACCGCTGCCCGCGCTTTCGGCGGATCGCGTCAGGGCATTGCCGAGGCTGAAACCAACCGCGCCTTCGCGCAACAGGGCGGCCAGCTTGCGGCCCAGCTTCGCCAGCAAGGCTTCAACACCGCTCTCGGGGCCGCTCAGGGTCAACAGGGCCAACAGCTTGCAGCCGCAGGCCAGCTTGGCAATCTGGCACAGCAGGGCTTCAACATGGGCCAATCCATCAACCAGCAACAGCAGCAATTCGGAACGATGCAGCAGGCCATCAATCAGGCCCTGATTGACGCCGCACGCGCGCAGTATGGCGGCTTCACGGGTGCGCCTATGGCTTCGCTGTCGGCACCTCTGGCGGCTGTCGGTGCGGCCAACATGGGGCAAAACACCTCAACGCAGAGCCAGCGTCCGGGCCTGTTTAACTATCTGTCGCTTGGTCTTGGGGCGCTGTAATGAGCGTGATGGACTACGCCAACGCGATTGCGAGCATCGAAAGCGCCGGAAGCGGCGACTATGCTGCGCTTGGCCCGGTCACGAAGAAGGGCAACAGGGCTTATGGCCGCTATCAGGTCATGGACTTCAACATCGGCCCGTGGACTGAGAAATACCTTGGCCGCCGCATGACGCCCGAAGAATTCCTTGCCAGCCCAGAGGCGCAGGACAAGGTGTTCGCTGGCGAATTTGGGTCGTATGTCCAGAAGTACGGCAACCCGCAGGACGCGGCCTCTGCTTGGTTCACCGGGCGGCCCTTGTCTGAGGGCGGCAATCGCAGCGACATTCTCGGCACCACGGGCAACGTGTACGTTGACAAGTTCAACCGCGCGCTTGGCGTGGGTGGCTCGCCTATGCCGGGGCCGACCACGGCTTTCGGGCCGGGGACGCCGATGGCAGCCGCGCAACCGATGATGCAACCTGCCGATCCGTTCGAGGACATGGGCGTGCTGTCTCGCTTGGCTGCAAGCCGTGGCATCGCGCAGGACGCGGAAGCCGCGCCGATTATGAACCTGTTCAATATTCTGACGCAGAAGAAAGACCCGCGCTTGGCCGAGGCCGCAAAGGCGCGTGGTGGTTTCTTCGGGCTTTTGGGGGGCTAAATGGCTAACGACAGTCGAATGTATGCGGGAATGGGCGCTGCTCCTATGCCAGCACAAGTAGCCGCTCCCATGCCTGCACAGGCTGCACCGCAGCGCCAAGGTTTGCTCGGTGGCTTCTTTGGGCCGGAGGGCCGTGACGCGCGCGCCCGCCTCGCCATTGGCCTTGAGGGCCTCACGATGAACCCCAATCAGGCGATGATTGGGCAGTTGCAGCAAGGCATTGAGGATCGCAAGATCGAAGGCGAGCGCAACCGCACGCTTGAGTGGCTTTCCACGCTCAACACGCCGGAAGCCCAGCGCGCCCTGCAATACGTTCAGGCGACCGGCGACATTGTCGGTGCTGCAAAGATGGCTTTGACGCCTGCCGACCCTCTGGAAGCCATCAACCTTGAGAAGGCGAAGATTGAACTTCAAAAGCTGAAATCTGGGTCTGATGCAGACCCTAATGTGCAATCGTCTTCAATCCTGAGAGACTTCAGCGGCGTTGTTCTCACCATGAAAGATGGTAGCGTTCAGGTTCGTACTGTTGGCGGCCAAGTGCTTTCTGGGGAAGATGCTCTTGCGTTTGTTCGCAAGTCCCAAGAAAACTATGCCGCCACCGAGCAGTCCATATATGGCGCTCGCGAGGCTGGAAAACTTGAGTCGCAAGCGGAATTGGGCGGGGCAGCCGCGGCGGCTGTGGAAGAAGGTAAATTGGCCCCCCAGACTGCTAAAGAATACTTTAAGCAGTCTGAGGCGGTTGCGTCGTCCATTCGCAACATGGACTCTGCTATTCAAGCGATCAATGAGGGCGCTCAGTCTGGTGTTGTCTATAACATGCTGCCAAACGTCACGGTTGCCTCGGCTGAACTGCAAAACGCCAAAAACAGACTTGGACTTGATGTCATTGGTTCTGTAACTTTCGGCGCGCTTTCCGAAGGCGAAATGCGTATCGCAATGGACACCGCCGTTCCGTCAGGCTTGGGGCCTCAGGAACTTAAAGTTTGGCTTGAGCGCAAAAAGCAAGCGCAAACAAAAATGCTGTATGCCCTTCAGGAAGCAGCCTTGCACTTTGCTTCTGGTGGTTCTCAAGAGGACTATTATCGCAAAATTGGCATTCAATCAGGCGCAGTTGCGCCGCCGCCATCGCCAGAAGTTACAAATGCTCCCACTGGCACAACTCGCCTGCGCTTCAATGAAGAAACAGGAGACATTGAATGATTGAGGTCGAACTTCCCGACGGTCGCGTTGTAGAATTTCCTGAAGGCACCGATCAGTCAACAATGCGTCAGGCCATCAGTAAGTTGATGATGCGTGACCGCATTGCAGCCGCGAAGGCTGGCACTTTGGAAATGCGGCCCGGATCGGCAGAAGCAGCCGCAGCGGCCAACGAGCAGGCTATGGCGCAGATGGTGCCTGAGCAGACTTTTGGTCAAGGTTTGGTTCAAGGCGCTCGGGACCAGAACTTGGCACTTGGCCTTCTTTCTGCCTTGCCTCGTGGCGCAGCAGAAACGCTAGGCGCGCCCGGGACCATCGGTGATCTTTTGAACACTGGTGCCGTTAATCTTGCAAACACCCTGCTTGGTACAGACCTAAAAACGACGCGAGAAATTACTGGGCAGCCATCTCCGGTGAGCGGTGAAGCTATTCGCTCTGCGTTGTCCTCTGCTACTGGCGGCGCAACTGAGTATCGCGTCCCGGGCTTATTGGGTGATATCGTTTCGACAACGGGAGAGTTTGTCGGTGGAGGCCCTTCGGCCTCTGGGCGCAACCTTGCTCTCACTGCTTTATCTGGGGCTGCAAGCGAAGGCGCAGGCAAAGCCACAGAAGGTGTTTCATTTCTCGGTGTTCCTTTGGAGCCGTATGCACGCATGGCTGGCGCATTCGGCACTTCGTTTCTTGGTTCAAAGCCCGGTGCCTTCGTCGGTGACGACGAAACAGCCCGCATGGCAAACGTCCTGCGCGAAGCTGGCGTTGATGTCACGACCGGGCAAGGCACAGGTTCGCAGGCTTTGATGCGAATGGAGGGCCGCCTTCAGGCAACTGATGAGCAGCTTGCGGACTTTACAGCCGCCACCATGCGGCAGATTGGCAGCAACGCAAAAACTGCCCTTCCTGAAAACCTCGCTGCTACCCAAAATGCTATTGTCAAAAGAATGGACGATGCTGTTGCCGGTGTCAGGATCGTTCCCAGCAAGCCACAGGCTCAGGACGCAGCAAGGGTGGCGAAGGATTACGTTGACCGCGTCCCTGCGGGCCAACTTACTCCTCGCATTCGCGGAATTTCAAACGAAATCAAGGCGTTGTCTGCTAGCAACAAGGACGTTACCTTGTCGCGCCTTAAAGAGTGGCGAACTGACATTGGTGAATTCACTGTTTCTCCAGACCCAGCCACTCGAAAAGCGGCGCACGCGCTTCGTGAACTAATTGACGACATGACCGATCAGGCGCTTACCGCTGCTGGGCGGGCCGACGACATCGCTGCGCTTGCAAAGGCTCGTGAGGCATACCGCAACTTCATCGGAGTTCGTGATGCTGCCACAAGAGGTGCTTCCGAGGGCGGCATTTTGTCTCCGACGCAACTTAATCAGTCGATG